CTCTTTCACGCCATGCATCTAATCCTGCTTTCTTATCTTCTGATTGTGTAGCTGATAATATAGTTGTGACTGACGGTATCTTTATATCTCCAACGTTATAGTGCCGTGAGCCGAGGTCATTGTCTCGAGTGTACTTAGCATACTCATATTTCTTTTCGAGTTTTAAGTCGGTAATATAAAATGAATTATTTTCTCTAACAAGACGCACAAGGTCTTTTAGTTTATTTTAAATACAAGGGCAACAATTATTCCTATCATGGATGTCATTAAAAAAGCAGTAGAAGATATCAGAATCTTTTCAATTCTATGTATATCTGAATGTAATTCTTTAATTTGTTTATTAGTATTCTCTTGCATAATTCTACATAACTTCTCGTGATCATCCATTCTTTGATGAGCAAGTATATCTTTGTTAGAAGCTTTTCTTGGCACTGACTATCCCTCCCTTATTAAAAAGGTTTAAGGCCTGTGCTAGTTCTGTGTTTGATTGTTGTCCACCCATTGGTAAGTTTGATGGTGTTACATTTGGTAATGGTATATTTGCAGTTGTTCTATTGTTATTAGCAGAAGCTGCTTGTGGTACTTGATTAGTATCTATTGGTATTACATCGGCATTAGCAGGATTTTCAGCTTCATTAGGTATTATGTTAACACTTTTTAAATCACCATTAAAAATAGCTTTTAATTGTTCTTGGTTAGCTTTAATGTTGTTTTGAACCATATTGTTTTGTTCCTCGGTAACTATATTATTACCAACTAAAGCTGAACCTAATTGATTCATAAATCGTGTATAACCTTGTAAGTTTTTAGTTGAAGTTCCTTTAACACCTTCTGTAACAAGTTTCATCAATTTTGGATTTGAAAACATTCTAGCCAATGCTGCAGGTCCCAATACAAAAACACTCGCAGTTCCTAAATCAACAGTTCCTGTCGCTCCTCCAAACGCAAATAATCCTTGTGTCATTTGCGTAATAGCACCAGCTTCTTTTAATTGTATAAATATTGTTCCTCTACCTTTACCGGTAGTACCTGGTCTAAATATTTTTCCTTCAGCATATTTTAATGCTTCTACATATTCATCCATAAGTTTAGCTTGTTCTTTTGTGATTAGACCACCATTTTTTATAAATCCTGCGTATTTGTTTTGCACAAAGTCTCTAGCTTTTGCAGCATCAAGATAAGTATACTGATTATCAAATCTTGTAGTATCATCTAAGAATCTTTTAAAGAAGTGTCCTCTTATTCCATCTTTTATTTTATTTGCTTCATCTACAGGAATTAATCTTGTACCCTGTGCAGTTGTAGCATCTAATTGTTTTAAAAAATCATCTGTATAACTTTTTTGATTTGCTTTTAAAATCATGTCAAATATTTTTTCTTGTCCAACTTGTTTTTTAGATATACCAGCAAAGATACCTTGGTTAAACGATTTACTTCCCATCTTGGTAAGTTCTGTTAAATCATTTCTTAAAGTTCTAACATTACTAGGGAGATCTGCTCTTTCCATTAAATCAGATACTCTTCTTAAAATTTCTCCTCTCATTCTAGAACCTTCGGCAGTTTTAGTAACAGTTCTACCAATATTTTTATATGCATTTGCTAATTGACCAAAAGTAGCATTAGGTGGTACGCCTGCCATTGTTTCTTGTATCATTTTAATTGCTTCTTCATACTGACCCTTAAATGGATTAGTTTGCATCTCATTCATTTGTTTTGATAAATAAACTCCCAATGAGTCGGTTTCTTCTAATCTTCCAAGTTGTGGATTCCATAATTTAATTTTACCTAAACCATTAGTTCTAATTGGTACTACACCAGATTCATCAATCAAACTTGCTACTTTTAAATATCCATTTGATAAAGTTTGATTATATAATTTTTCTGATCTAGCTAAACTTTGTTGCATCATAACACCAAAAGCTTGTGGATCTAAAACTTCTGCATCCACACCTCTTACTGCATTTTCTACAAGATCGTTAATGCCTGCAACCAATCCTACACGTGCTCCACCAGATGCAGCTCTCATTCTTCCTGCTCCAAATAAAGAAGCCTCTGCTATAGATTGTAATTGATCTATAACTGCATTTTCAGTTAACATGGCAGGAGTAATACTACCTGCTTCTACTTGTGCTAAAAAATCTCCACCAAGTTTTTGTTCTTGCTTTGCTAATACTTCTAGTGCTTTCTTAGGGTCTCTTAGTGTAGCTATTTGATCTGCCGATAAACCTGGGTTTGCTTCTATTAATTCATCAATACCTTTACTTGTCAATTGCCCAGATCTTATTTTACCAAGAGCTGAATAAAAATTTTTTTGTCTATCTAAAACTTTTGTTGCTGCTTTTGCAGTTCTCATTGTATTAACACTACCGGTTGCAACTTTGTTATAAAGTTTTGCTAAACCACCTGCCATACCAAAACCTAATACTTCACCAAAACCACCTTGAAGAGAACCTCTTGCTACTTCCCTTACAATACTTTCTTTTGGATCAAATGCTTGTGCTACGGCAGCTCCAGTACCACCTCCAACTGCAGCTCCTAATGTTCCTCTTCCTATTTTACCAACTGTGTTAGCACTTATATTTAAAAGAGGTCTCGCTATTCTAGCTATTCTTGCAGCGGATACGGCAGTTAATGCTAAGGAAGATCCACCAGAAAAAGGTGCGGCTGCGGCTCCTGCTATACCACCAGCAATAGATAAACCAACCTCTGTTGCTATTCTCATAAAACTAGGTGATGATAAAAAACTTTCTGTATCTTTGTTGTACTTACCTAATTGTGCTTCAGTTAGTACATCCTCAGGTTTGATTAAAAATTCGTCATTATCTAATATAGATGATCCTGTTTTTTCATCTTCGAAATTTCTAGCACCTAAAAAAGTATCTATAGCTAATTGTTCTTTAGCAGTAGGTTGTTCTCCTTCAATTTTAAATTTTTGTCCAGATACTACTATCTCAGCCATTAGGATCCTCCTGTAAGATCGATTGTATCACCTACTCTTTTAAATTTAATATCTTGTGTTAAATCAAATGTTATTGTCTCTGTTGCACCAGATCTATCCATTATATTCATAGCGTCTTCAAATGTAGCATTTTGGTCTTCTGCTAAAGCTATTGTTTGATTTAAATATTTATTAAGTGCTGCCATTTTACCTTCAAAAGTAACTTCTGTATCACCAAGTTGAGGTATCATTCTTTTAATTCTTTCAGCTTCTTGTTCTGATACTGCTGCACCAGAAATTGCTTTACCTAAAAATGAAGTAGTTTTTTGAATGTCTGCTTTTAAGATTGCATATTTTTTTGCGCCCTTTGTACCTAATACATTTGTAATAGGAGCTATTTGTCTATAAGATAAAGGACCAACTGGTTTGTCTAATTCAATGTAATTTTTTGCAACATCCCCTAAAATAGCTTTAATTTGTTTTGCTCCAAATGCACTCTTCAATGCATCCGCACTTGGCTTGCTAATAACATTTATCTTACCTTCTGCATCTATTTGAGCAGAAGTTCCTGGTGGCAACTTTGCAGCTTTTAGTTCTTCTGTAGTCATAAGACGTGCAGCTTTTTTAGGCTTGGCTTTCTCTAACGCAATTATAGTAGCTGGTAATTTTTCAACACCTTTACCTAAAGCTTCTAAAGCTGAACCTACTCCAGATCCTTTTGCTTGAAGTAATGGTCCCGCCAAAGTTGCGGCATATATAGCTTTTTCTTTAGGAGTAAGAGAGCTCAATCCACCTGTTTGATAATGTTTTATTGTGGGTTTTAAAGATTTAAAATATCTTTCTTTAAACATTTTACGAGTTAATACTTTATCCATAACTACCTCGGTTGCATCATGTTATATGTAGCGTATGCGCCTAGTCCAGCTCCTGCAGCTTGTGCTAGTGGGTTAGAGCCGGGAGACGTGGTTGCTGTAATACTACTCTGTGTAGTAGGCAAGTTAGTCATGATACCTTTCATGAACTCTACTCTTTGATAAGGTTCGTATGCTCTTTGTAATTCGGTTGCTCTTTGAGCGTCTAATCCTCTTTGAGCAATACCTCTTTGTACTGCACCTGCTTGCATTTGTGCATTAATATCTGCAAGACTCATAGCTTGCTGTTGTGCACCTAGTTGGCCTAACATTTGTCCACCTGCAAGTTGTTGTTGTCTTTGAGTTTGTGCTGCTTGTAGTGCAGTTTGAAAACCTTGTGCCTGTGCTTGACCCATAGCTGAAAGTGTTCTCCCTTGAAGTTCTGCTTGTTGAACTCCTTCTCTACCACCTCCAAACGCTCCTGCTTGAATAGCATTAGCACCCACTTGTTGTGCCATCATTTGTCCTTGTCTTCCAATTTCATTTGTAACGTATTGTTGATAAGGATTTAAAAATCGTCCTATGTTAGGATCTGCCATTCCTGTTTGTATTGATCCAATACCAGAACTTACAGTTCCTGCACCTACTCCTGTTTGTCCTGCTTGAGTTATACCAGCTTGTTCTAATGGTGAAATACCTGCAACTTGTATACCAGGTATATTTACAGGTGTTGTAGCTAAATTAGCTGCTTGATCGTAAAGTGCTAATTTCCTAGATTCTACTTCTGGAGCTTCTCTCTGTATATTTGTTTGAACACCAGAGCCACCACCGCCTCCACCACCACCACCGAAATATTGTTTTAATCCTGTAGTAGGGTTTAAGCTTCCTTGACCACCAACACTTTTCAAAAGTGTAGATTCAAATTTATTTATATGTGCAAGTTCAGTATCACCACCGATTCCCTTGCCAGATATATCTTTATAAAGTTCTTTAAATAATTTAATTTTTTCTTGTATATTTAATTTTTTAATATTTATCATAATTCTTTTTCTACTTGAACATGTGTTGCCACATAACCTTTTTGTTTAAATAAAGGGACATAACCTGGCCTTGAAAAGATTTCCATTTTTTTACAACCTTGTTCTTTAGCCCATTCAGCCACTTTATCAATTTGATCGAACCATTCTTTGTACCTTTTACCAGTAACGATTTTAGCATCACAAACTTTGTAATTAGGGTAGTTTCTAATTTCAGTAACACCCACACATAAAATTTCGTTAGTATCTGTAACAGCCATCCAAAGCTGCATTGTACCTTTTGTACAATGTTCTCTAATGTGTTCTTCACTTGTAAATCCTCCTGCTCTGATACAAGCTTTGTGTATTAATTCTTTTGCTAAAGGCCATACTTTATCAATCTCCTCTTTACTGAATTGTATCAGATTTGTTTTCATTAACTAAATCGTAAATTCTTTTAAATTTTTTTTGTTGATCATAAAAAAAATCAGCACCAGCTTTTCTCATGCTTTTATAACTTTTTGGATCTCCACCAGATAATATACCTGCACCTAACACTGCATCGGCACGAGATACAAATTCACCATCAGCTAATTGCGCCAACATTGTATCTTCATCTTTATCACCATTACCTGAACCGTCTTCAACATAACCTTGTGCTCTTACATAATTATTATAATCGTTTTCATTATGGTCTGTTTTAGATGGTAGATAATTAACACCACCTTTATTAAATTTTGGAATAGCAGTTGCTAGTCCCCCTTGATTTGCATAAAACATATCTGATCTAATTGTTTCATCCATCGAAGGTCTTGTGTTTTGTGCAGGTACAAATGCGCCTTCTAATTTACCAGATTGTTCTTCATATGCTTTTTTATAATCTTCTGGATCATAACCTTTAATACCACCATCCTCTTCATCACCACCAGCTAACAATGGAAGTAAAGTTGAAGCAGTAACTAATTTAGATCCAGTGTCCATTCCTAAAAATCCTTTAGCTGGTTGTGTCTTCGCAGCTATTTGAGCAGCAGTCGGGTTTTTAATTCCTTCTTTTATTAAAGCATTTTTAGCTGCTTCACTTTCAACAGCTTTTTGTCCAAGTAAACCTTTTATACCACTAAAAGCTTGACCAGTTCCAATATTACCAAAAAAACCTTTTCCTGCTGTAACACCTGGAATATTACCTGCTGCAGCTAATTTACCAAAAGCAAAAGATCCTCCTGCTAATAAAGCAGCATCTCTTAATGCTCTTTTTGTTGATTTACCTCGAAGTTTTTGTACGCCAAATGTGGCTAGTGCTATTGTAAATGGGTCCATAGTCTAATTAATTAATTAAGACAATATTACCATTTTACTTGGTCGGTTTCAACTCATCAGCAAATCGTCCCTCATACTGATGCTCTCCTACATGGACAATAGTATCTCCTATATAGGCATGACATTTACCACCTATATCCTTCCATAGTTTACAGAAAGAGAAGTCTTCTCCAAGATAAGTTTTAGTATCTGGGTCATGTATACAATCAAAGAAATTCCACATATGAGGCTTATCTACATACTCACCATTTATTACAGTTTTTTGAACTATAGCCTTGTCTGGATATTCTTTAATCAATTTGTTTATTACATCTCTTTTAATTAACATACATCCTGTAGGACTATGGGTTACTTCCATCACACCCTTATCTAATCTAATATCTTTATCATCTGATACTCGCATAGGGTAGGTATTAAAAGCTTTCTTCAAATCGTTTGTATTTTTTATTTTATTGTCTTTAATTCTATCCATTGCCTTATCCCACATAATTGTTTTTAAGGGGTATGGTATAGATATAATATCTTTATCTCTCTCAATCATTTTTAAAATAGATTCTGCTTGAACATAGATATCTGAATCTATAAATAACATATGGGTAAAATCAGATTCTAAAAATCCAGCTACACAAAGATTTCTACCTTGCGTAACAAGTGAAGATTTCATTAATTGAAATTTTATTTTTATTTTCTTTTGGAAAGCTAGTTTTTGTAATTCTAATAATGCTTGCGTATAATGAATAGAACACTCACTATGCACAGGTGTAGCAACAAAAATAGAGTAAGGTTTTATCTCTTCTTTTGAATTGTTATTTTTCCATAAAGGCTCAATTGCTTTATCAAATGGTTTTGAGTCTACTTTTAATTCTTTGAGTGTTTGATAGGTATCACTATTTATTGTTTCTTTCACTTATGGCTCCTTTCAAAAAGCTTGTCCATTCCATTCCTTTTTTCTTCCAACTATAAAATCTTTTGTAAAACTTTTGTTGTTCTTCCAAATGTTCTTGTATAAAATCCTCATGTAAATAACTTGCTGCAACTTCTATAGCATTACCGGTAGCTACTGCCATGCTCTCATAATCAGTAGAATAGTTAACATATACAGGCCACTCAGCACATGTTTCATATAACGCTCCAAAGTTATTTGTTATTACATGAACTCCAGAAGCTAATGCTTCTAAAGCTGAAGCACATGAAGTTTCTTCAAATATAGATGGATATACAAACATATCATAGCTTGGCATTTTTTCTAAAATATATTCATTTGGTTTGTATCCAATGTAATTTACATTAGGTAATTTTTCTGCTTGTTCATATAAATCTTTAAAGTGGTCTTCGTTACGTTTTTTAAACTCATCCCCATAGACTTGCGAAGAGCTATAAACATCTAATATAATATTAGGGTTTTTTATTTCTTGCATTGCACGAAGTACAACATTTAATCCTCTCCAAGGTGTACAGTGATGTATAAGTTTAATTGGATCACCCTTTTTGTATATTTTTCTTTGTGGAAAATTATCTATCCCATTTTTTATTACAATACATTTTTCAGTAGGTATATCAAAAAAATATCTAAACTTTTCATAATTCCAATGACTATTAAACACATACCAATCATAATCGTTATGTCTTGATTTATCTCTGAAAAAAGATTGTAGATTATTTTGATCCCAAGAATTTTTTTGCCATAATATGTTTATCTTACTTGGGTCTATTGGAACTTTACCTGGTATGGATGTGCAGATTTGAAATTGGTCTAATAAATCTTTTGAAACATGCTTACTCAGCATCTCCATTTGAATTTCGGTTGCGCCTCGGGGTTGCATTATTTTTTGGTTTCTGCTCCCATAGTAACTCTAGTAACTTTAATTTCGAGGTCTTGCCTAAAGTCATCAGCAGTAGTATCAGTATTAGGGTCAGCAACATCAGCATCAAACTCAGCTTTATCAGCATAAATTTTACCTGTTCTTTTATGTTTGACTATTTCTTTTGCTTCTGCTGGTAATTTAATTATATCACTCATTTTTGTCTCCGTCCTTGTCTATTATATTTTTTGTTGTGTTGCAACTTCTTTTTTTTATTTGGGTTTTTTGTATGCCTTCTAGGTCTTTTCTTTGGTTTATCCCTTGGTACAAAATGTGTAAATTTTTGTTTAGCCATTTTCCTGTGAACGATCAATCAAAGCATAACTTACAATACCTGTGATCTCGTTAGCTGCTCCTGCTTGCATAGATAAAACATCACTTGCTTCTAGATTTAAAGATCCTTTAACCATATTTGCAGTTGCCTTATTTAATTCTTCGTAAGATATTTTTACAGCAGATCCACCTGATTTTGTTACTAAAGCATGAGTATCCACATTACTTGAAGTATCATGTACAGCTTGTATGCTTTTGACAATAATAGTTGCATCACTAGGACACGTTAATACAGGTGTAACGTTAGTAGTTGTTAAATCAAATGTTTCGCTTTTATATCTTATTGTCATTGCATAAAGTAATTAAACGAATCTTGTTCGTTTTTCAAGTCCTGTTGATATGAAGTATTTAATTGATTTTCAATCGTTGCAAGCCCTTGGTTTATTTGTCTAAATCCTTCTACACTATATTCTTGGGGCGGTTCTGGTACATATACGTTTATCTTAGCCATTATCTTCTTCCATCTGGGTTTACGTCTGCTCTAAATGTTCCAAATCTCCAAGTCTCATCTACCGCAGTATTTTGTATTTTAATATTTGCAAGTCTTCCTCTAGCTCTGGTATCTATTTTTTGTGTGCTAGCATTGATTGTAAAAGGACCAAGTTGAGAAGATGCTCCAGAGTCAATTGGAAAATTTTTTAAGAAAATTGTAACTACTGCATTACCTTGAAGATTTTTAAAATCGGGTAAAAATCTACTTAGTCTTAACATAAATTGTCCATCTCCCTCTGTAGGTAAATCAAAATCACCTGATTGAATGTATGCAGGTATTGCTGTCTCTGTACCATTTAAAGAAATTTCATTATTACCTACCTCATGAGCGTAATAAGTTGTTGCACCAAAAGTATTTGTAGCACCACTTATATTTGCAATTGTCGGTGTGCCTGTTGAATCATACTCTGTTGCATAAGGTACATCATAAGTGCTTGCATCTGCATATGAACTTCTAGCAAGTGTCATCGTTGACCAAGTATTTTCTACATAATTGTAAACTACAGTTCTGTTGTTTTGTACAGCAGGATTTCCTAATGGTGTACCAGAAGGATAGAACCATACAATCTCATTAAATAAAGAATTATGTGAACCATATATAATTTCGTTAGAAGAATAATTTATTCCTACATTTGTTCCGGTAGTCGTGAATACAAAATCTTCTACAAGTGATGGAAGTAATTTAACAGTACCATCGAATACAAAAAAACCTCCACCTGCTCCCATCCAAAACACTTTACCATCTGCATATACAGTAGCGTGTTGACCAATACATCCACAGTTAGAACCAACTTGTCTTATAGAAAAAGTAAATGGTGGACCTACAAACTGCATTGTGTACGCTGCTTGATCAGTCAAAATTAAATTATAGTCTTTACCAGATACGGCGGCTACAATTTTATTACCTGTATCAAGTCTAAATGTTCCTGCTGTGTTTACTGATGTTGGCTGATAAACGTTATAGTTTTCTTGATCACTGAATCTAATAAACATTGGGTCTTGTGTGGTCGAATCTCCAATAGTTGTTTCAGTTCCAAAATGAACAACGTGCCTATCTCTGTCTGAAGTTATTGTTAATCTTGATGCTGTTGGAGCTCCTGTCATAACTGTAGCCCTAACCGTTAAAGGATTCGAGACACCAGGATTCCAAGTAAATGTTTTACCATCTTTTACTGTTGCTATTAGTTGTTGTCCAAAATTATCTAATGACCATGTTCCAGGATCAAGTATAACTGTGGAACTTGTTGTAGCAGAACCCCATGTTCCTCTACTCCAGGTTCCTGTACCCCAACCATAACCGTAGGTTTGAATTGTTGGACCAATTTCTTCATAAGGATTAATACTTGCAGATCCTGCTGCAGTCATACCTGTTCCCGACTCATTTGTTTTCATTTGAACCGTAAAAGAATTAACATTTGGAACAGTTAAAATTTCAAAAGTAAAATCTTGAAAATCACCTGTAGTATAACCCGTTGCTCCACCGCCAGGTAAACTCACAGAAGTAAAAGTTATATATTCTCCAACATCTAAACCATGAGTAGATTTATTCACAGTAACAGTATTTGATCCGTTTGTTGATGTAAAAGTTGCGCCTGTTATAGCAGTTGCTAAAGGTGTAATATCATAAAATTTATCTTCATAATAAATATATAAGGCCTTTGAAGAACCAAGTGCTGCATATCTATTACCTTCTAAATCTGTCCAAGTGTGTTGAGCACGTGTTGGTCCTGCAATTGTTTCTTGACCAATAGCTGTATAACCACCTATTTTTTCTGGTTGGCCATATCTAAATCTTACAAAATCTCCATCAATCCATTGTCCTTCTGCTCCCGAAGGAGTATCAGCTTTATTAAAACCTGGGGCTATTCTTACATTTCTTAAAGGCATAAGCCATTTTACATCATTTTATAGCTTCATCCAAGTCGCAGGGGAAGGTATATTATGTTCAGATTTAATACCTTCTTTCATAGTTAACATTATATCACCTGATATTGATATTCGTGGTACATCTTTTGTGTTCTTTCCAGTTTCGTGAAACATCATAGAAGGAAATATAATAACATTACCAGTTTCTGCAGGATACTCAGCTTTACCATAATTACTTTGGTTCCACTCTGTGAAATACGGATCTCTTTTTGGTACGTTTAATCCAACCTTATGTGCGTCATCATCAAGTAAAAAAAGATTACCCTGCTCATAAGCTTGAGGATAGTAGACAAAACTAAAATGACTACTCATGTGTCTGTGATAAGATATGAACTGATCTTTGACTGATAGAGTTGCCCAAGACTTTGTGATATATGCTTCAAGCAAATCTAAATTATATTTTTGTGCAGATAAACAATCTTGTATTACTTTTGATAGTTCATTATATAATTCTTTAAATCTTATATCAGTATGAAGGTTATCATCAATTGTTTGTAATTCTTTTGGTTTTATATCTGTAGTTGTTGAGTATTGAGAATTGGTTGGAGTAATATCTCTAAGTATTATTGGTACAATCTTTTTATTAATTTCTTCAAAGTTTTCTAACTTAGTTATATAAATTGGATAACCAAACCATTTAGATATATTAGGCATTTAAATTACCTATATAATCAAACCAAATATAACTATTTATTTTTGATAATACTTCTCCCATATCTTTGTTTTTTACCACATAAACAAGAGTTTCTGTACAAAATTTTTTTATTGCTTCATATCTATGGTGACCATCAATTAATACACCATTATTAACAACTAATGGACATAATAAGCCGTTTAGCTTTATATCAATTTCAAGTTGATCTATAAGCTGTTGATTATTATTAGATTGATTAGGTTTAATATCTTTTAATTTATATGGCGCAATTAAAGAATTTAATATTATTTTTTTTGGTTTTAAAAACAATTATTGAACTCTAATAAATCTATAAATAATTTGACCTGATCCACCGTTTGAAGGAGTAGGACCTCCACCATTATTCGATGAACCTCCACCACCACCAGAACCTCTTGTCCCGTTTGAGACACCTGGGGCTCCACTTCCTCCAGCTATATTACCACTAAAAGAAGCACCTCCATCTCCTCCAGTTATTGCACAGTTATCTCCACCACAGTTTCCTTTTAATGTACCATTAGCTCCATTACCAGATTGATTAAATGATCCAACAGGACCAGATGTATTTGAGGTTACATTTTTAGTGGTTCCACTAGAATTTTTAAATGTTCCTGAAGTAATTGAGCTTCCAGAAATAGTAGCTGTACCGGCAACTCCATTAGTGTTTTGTCTTAAAGGACCTTGAACACCTCCGTTAGAAGTTATTGTTGCTTTTGTTCCTCCTGTCAAAGTAAAAATACTTCCTGTAGTAGATCCAGATAAACTTGTGGTTCCCCCGTTACTTCCTCCACTATTACTATATCCTCCCTGATTTGCAGTTCCTGCACTTCCTACTGCATATGTTAAAGTTTCTCCTTGTACAACGCTAAATATTTTATCAGATACAAAAGCTCCTGAACCTCCACCAGAACCAGCAGATTCTCCACCAGCCTTATCATAGTCTACACCTCTAAGGCCACCACCTCCTCCACCTACTCCAGCTTGTATATGAATTGCGTTAGCACCATTAGGTACTGAAAATGTTCCAGAACCAGAACTTAGTGTTGAAAATGAAGTAGCTGTAAATGCTACAAACACTAGTTGCCAAGTACCCGATACTTTTGCATATATTTCATCTGCTTCTTGCCAAGTACCCGATACTTTGCCGTAAGCGTTTTCTATTTCTTGAAATGTTCCTGAAACCTTAGCATAGGTATTAGCCATCTAAACTCCTATGTTGAATATTTAAACCAGATGTCTCCATCACTACCTCCTGAAGGAGAAGATGTGCTTATTGTAAATTTTCTTTCAAGCTTTGCAGCAGTCACAGCATTATCAGCTAATTTTACTGTGCTAACTTGATTTGCAGAAATATTTGCAGTCAATACTGCATCATCAGCAAGTTGAGCAGATTGAATTGCATCATCCGCTACTTTCGCATTGGTCACTGCATCGTCAGCAATTTGTGCTGTCCCTAATGTGCCTCCTAAAGTATCTAACGATACTTCGTTTAAGTTTGTACCATCAGCATATGCTGCATAAATTTTTGAAGCATCTAGTGTGAATCCAGTTCCTGATGCAGTTTTAATAGTAAGGTTTGTTGGGTTAGTTATTAATCTACAATCAAATATATAAAATTTTTCTATAGAGTCTGGTATGGTAACTGTTGTTGCACCCGAAAGAGTAATAGTTGCAAATTTAATTACCATATTTCTAGCAGTAGAAATAGATGCATTACTCATAACTAAAGCTGTAGTAGAACCACTTGAAAGAGAGATAGACTCAAAACCTGCAATTGCTTGTTGGACAAGTTCTAAGTTTGTATTTGTTTTAGTGCCCCATGTACCGGCATTCTCACCGGTGGCCATTAGTTCTAGTTTAAGATCTGATGAATATGTTGATGCCATAATTTCGTATTATACCCTTTTTAAGCTGCCTTATCAACTTCTGTCCAAATGTTAGAAACTCCTTTATTTACCTCAGTCCATGTATTCGTTACACCTGGATCTACGTTAGACCATGCAGTAACTAGTGGACTATTGATAGAAGCTGTCATTTGTATACCTGTTACATCTACAACTGTATTTAGATCTATTGTTACTGAAGCTATAGAACCTGTTAATTGTGATCCTGTAACATCTACAGGAGTATTAACATCTATTGTTTCTTCGCCTAAACTAGCTGTTATCTGTGTTCCTGTAACGTTAATATTAGCGTCAGCTGTTACTGTTGTTGAACCAATTGAAGTAACCATGTCATGTTCGGTGACAACTACACTTACATTACCATCAGCACTTATAGAGTAAGTACCTAGTGATAAACCTAATTGAGATCCTGTAACTGACACAGTTGCATTTGCTAAAGGAGTTTCTTCTCCTAGTGTCATTGTTAATTGTGAGCCTGTTACACCTACAATTGTATTTAAGTCTATTGTGGAATTACCTAAAGAACCTGTTAATTGAATACCTGTAACACTGATATTAGCATCTCCTGTTACAGATTGTATTGCTCCTATACTAGAAGCTAAACTAATACCTGTGACTGCAGCAGTTGCGTTCGATGAACCCGTAGCTGCAAAAGGAGCTTCTGCAAATGTAGTTATTCCAAAAGCCATCTATTATGCTCCTGGTTTTGGATATTTATTTTTAGTAGCTGTTCTTTTAGCTTGTAATTCTGTAAGTGTATTACCACCATCTAATAGTGCGTGAATACATTCTTCATGTGTTGGGTATTCTGCTTGTCTGTTTCTTTTCCATTCTTCTGCATCATACTCTGCTTGTAGTTCTGTCATCTTAGCTTTTATGTCAGCTTTAGATATTTCTGGTGTTCCATTGTGCCATTCAATTTCACAAGTGTTAATATCACTTCCTCTTATAACTACTTCTGCATTAGGATTAATTTTTCTTATTGCATCTATAATCATTATCCAGATATCTCCATTAATGTTATTGTTGATGGACTACCATCGTTCTGTGCATATAAATCTGCTGATGTTCCATTTAATTTAAATTGTGTAGAATAAGTTACAGCTGAACCAGATGTATTTGGAGAATCTAAATACGAATAAGTTGAAATACAAGGAATCCTAAAATCAGACGACACAGCATTATTACCTACAAGAGCATAAAGATATTCATCTAAATCAGTAGAACCTCTTAAAAGTTTAAAAGCTGCTTGTCGTTCACTACTAGTTGTAACTCTAAAAGTAAAATATTGTTCAACAGAAATTAAAATTTTATTAGAGCTGCTTGATGGTGTTATAGAACCAGATAAACCAGTTGCTGAATAAGAAGTACTACCTTGATTTACTTGCGTAGAATGAACACTTTGAACAACTTGCAAAATCTTTCCTTGTCCAGGTGCAACACTTGTTGGTATCGTCCCTGTTATTGCATTTGCTCCGCCTAATCTTGTTATTGCCATTATGCTCCTATCAACGCTTTAATTTCTGCGTCGTCCAATCCTAAATCTTTTAATTTTTGTTTTCCATTAGATGCGTCTGTTTCTTTTTGTGTTTCTGCATCTTTTAGTTCTTGTATTTTAGCGTTCACTTCTGCTTCAGTTGGCATAGTTGCACCATTTTTAATAATCTTAATGTATTGGTATTGCATACGTTCAGAGTTAGGAATTTTATTTCCATTATCATCATGTGTTTTCCAACCATACCAATTACCACCATTGAAAGTATGTAATGCTTCTTGTAAATAATCTCTATTCATTATTGGCTATCTCCTAAACGAATAAAACTAAACGATGTTTGATTATAATTAGTATCACCTACTAATACACAAGCAGCCATACTACCAGTTTCAAATCTAACTCTAAAAGTACTGGCATTAGTTACATTAACAAATGCTTCTGATGGATGAGTATTATATGATTGAGAACCAGATAAATTTCCACTAATTGCCATTGCCATAACATCATAATTTGAACCACTATCTGAAGAAACTGAAGTAACTAATTCAGCAGCACCATCATTTCCACTTGCTATATGAAAAAGACCAATAGCTTGAATACGATACAAGCCAGTAGAAGGAAATGTAAATACACCAGAACTTTCAGTCATACCTGTTCCCATTTTTGAAAAAGAAGCATCATCTACTCTTTCTAAATTAGCAGTAATAACTGCTGAGCCTGGATTTGACAAATTAGCAGTTAATCTAAATTGGTCAGCTTCTGTAATTCCAGTATTAGGTAGGCTACTAGTAAATGTACCAGAACCATTTGAGGTAATAATTGCATTCCCCCCTGAATCCTGAAGTTGGTCTACTTTTAATATACTGCTCATTATGCTCCTATTTTATATCCTAAAAAAGTTGATCTGTAGTCAGTGCTTCCAGCTACTAGAGGAGAACCACTTGTGTCATCGATTGCTGCGTAAATTTCAACATAGTCTCCAACTGATAAATCTAATATTAAAGAAGCATTTACTGTAACTTGATGACCAGGATTACTTCTTAAATCAACTACATTATAATCTATACTAGAACCATTTAAATAAAAACGAACTTCCCCAGTATCAAAATTTGAGTTTCCAGCAGCTCCTAAATAAAGTTTAGTATATAAATAATATTTACCAGCAGCTCCACTTGGAACTGTAAATTTATTAGATGAAAATGCACTATCTGTATCTATTAACTCTGTATCAAAAGTTACTTTCGTAGTTGTATAATCAGATATAGTTTGATTAGATGATTTTCTAACTACAAAAGCTGGAACATTAGATTGCAACGTAACACCTGATCCAATAGTAATGTTACCAGATCCTGCGCTGTTTGTTATTGTTCCTACTTTTAAAGTTCCGTCTGCCATTATGCTCCTATCCTGTATCCACCAAACACTGTTCTATTAGAACCTGTAATTTCATTACCTGATCCAGTGTCATATAAATAACCAACTGCTTGAACATAATCAGTTGTTCCATTCATATCTACCACTCCAGAAGCAAATTGATTTATTGTTTCTAAACTATTGTCTGAAGTAGATTGATTTGCATTAATGTTTACAATTCTTCCTGTGGTTAAAATAGAACCATTTTTCCTTATTTCAGAAGACATATACCAAACACCACTACTATTATCTGGTGAAATATTTTTATAAAATATGTACTTTCCAGCTTTATTTGGAGTAAATTTATAATTAGATGAATCCCAACAACTTGCAGTGTCAAAATCAACATTATCAAATTGAATTATAGTTGTTACATTATTAGATATAGCTTGATTACTATCTAAATGAACTTGAAACATCGGATAATTCTGTCCAGTAACCCCACCACTAGGCATAGTAATTGTTGATGTATTAGTAGAACCAATAGTTAAATTAGTAGTTCCACTTACTGTATCAATTGTATTTGTCTCTAATTTACTCATTATAAAATTACGAATGTACTCCCTGATGGTATTGTTATTGTGCCTGAAACTGTAACGGGGCCAACGAGTGCTCCATTGTTTGAACCTGTCATATTAATATTTGTCCAAGTTTGATTGTTCTTTACAAAGAAAGTTGAACTTAAAGATCCTGCACTGACTGTTGAATCTGTTGGAGTTCCAATATCAAATACATCACCT